TAGTAAGGGAATTTTATTAGACGAATACGAAACAAGACAACACGAATATGAAGACGAAGACATACCATTCTGATCCGGCTTTTCAGTATGGCCTTCGACAGGTTGCAATTACAAAACTGAAGGATGGTGAGTTAATTGGTTCAAAAGAAGCGTTTTACGAAAACATTGAAGCTGTTTATATCTGTGTTGATAAAAAATATGTTGAAATAGTTGAAGTTTTATTTGGATTTTGTGAAAAGAATGTTAGATATTTGCGGAACAATAACATTATCTCTAAAGAAGTCAGCGATGAAATTAAAAGTAAAGCGAATAAAAGGACTTGTAAAGAACTTGGCCTCGACAAGCCGGTCAACTCTGAAAATTACAAACACAAATATTTTCAAAATCTGTACAAGTTCGTCTACTGGGACTTTATCCAACGACACACACTAGAGCAAGTTCAAGAAATTTTCAATAACCTAAAACAATAACAAAAACAAAAATGGAAGTTCAAGAAGAAAAGAAAATTCATTTTGGAGACATCCTAGAGTATGTGCCAAATGATCGTAAAGAGAGATTCATTCATGATTTAATTCTCTATGTTCCTCACCTAAAAGAAGAGGCTGACAAATTTAGCCATGTGATTCACAATGTTGCTATAGGCACTAATATGAGAAACTATATAGACCTCATGAAAGATGTGGCAATGAAAATATACAATGCGACAGGTGAAGAGAACAGAAAGAGAGAGAATGTAGTCTATAGACAATTAGTTTTTTGGATGATGTATAAAACACTTCCTGTAACATTAGGTGGGATTGGTAGCGAATTTAAAAACAAAAACCACGCAACGGTCCTTTACGGAATCAAAACATTTGAGGATACAATACTAACCTCTTGGAAGGACAGAATGCTAGTACAATACTTTGTTGAGAAAATGGAAGAGCTTGGCTACCCACAACCTAGACAAGCATACAGAGACCTTTACTTTAAACTTAAAATCGAGAAATAAAATGGAGATTACGATTCAAAAACCACACAAGACAGAGTATTACTTTAAAGGAGAAATTACTTTAGATGTGAAGTACGAATACACCCTGGCTAAATCTGTAACTGCGGAAGGAACAATTTACGGAGTGTCTGCTCAACTATCAAAAGACGAGACAGATACAAGTGATTGGAATGAAACAAAACAAAAGTTCGTTGAGAATATTATCCGTAAACACTACGAGACTTATGGAGCAGAATAGTACCCACAACATAGAACCTCAATACGAAATCAAAGACTCTAAGATTCTCACCAAATTATATGATGACCTTAAAAAAAGAGAGAAGAAAGGTTTCTTGCAGTACGGAACAACAGTTGACCGAACTGACTATGACCACCTAATGTGGCTACAAGAAGCATACGAGGAGTGCCTTGATATGGCTGTGTATTTAAAAAGTGCAATCGAAAAAATAAAGAACAAATGAAATACGGATCAGTATGCTCGGGTATCGAAGCTGCAACAATGGCTTGGCACTCATTAGGATGGAAGCCACAATGGTTTTCTGAAATAGAACCATTCCCATCTGCTGTGTTACAGCACCACTACCCAGAAACCCCAAACCTTGGGGATATGACTTTAATTCACTCAAACCCTATATTTAATGAAACAACTATCGATGTTCTCGTTGGAGGAACTCCCTGCCAATCATTCTCAGTTGCAGGTCTCCGAAAAGGAATGGAAGACCCTCGTGGCAACTTGGCCCTTGAATTCTGTCGAATTGCTGACAAAGCAAAACCCCAGTGGATCGTTTGGGAAAATGTCCCCGGCGTCTTGTCAAGTAACGGAGGAAAAGATTTTGGTTCCCTCCTCGGGGCGTTGGGGGAACTCGGGTATGGGTTCGCCTACAGAGTTCTTGACGCTCAACATTTTGGAGTCGCACAAAGACGCAGAAGAGTCTTTCTTATCGGATACCTTGGAGACTGGAGACCTGCCGCAGCGGTTCTATTTGAGTCAGAAAGCCTGTGCAGGGATATTGCGGAGAGCAGAAGTAAGAGGGAAAAAGTTACCAGATCGATTGAGGGAAGCTCTACTCCATACCGTAAATCAAGCAGAGCAACAACCAAAGACGGATTAGAAACCTGGGTAGAAGATCAGGTGTCAAATACATTGAATTGTTTTGATGTAGGAGACGTTAGGTCTACTGTATCTGTTGTGGAAAATGGGTCTTGGTGGGATGGGGGGCAAACAGCCGCTAGTCTAACAACTCGTTGCCACGATCAATATATGCCAGATAAGGGACACTTCTCTGCTGTGATTCAAAAAGATGTTTACGAAAATCACCCTAACGACAGTCGAGTTAAGGAAATGGGCGAAACAAGTAGCACAGTTACATCTCGTTGGGGAACAGGTGGTGGAAATACACCAATAGTTTCTGAAACAGAGTTGTTGTCTTCTTCAGAACCTATTATTAATACATCACCGACTATTACAACTTCAAAAGGTAGTAGAGGTGGATGCAGTATGGAAGCCATAGATGAAATTAAGGCTGTTTTTTATAATGACAAGAAAAACGAAACGAAGTGGTTACCTCCAAATGAATCTGAAACAATAGGCACATTAAGAGCAAGAGATTACAAGGGAATTGGAAACGATGATTTAACTGAAGGAAGAGGTCTTGTTATATTAGATAGAGCATCTTTTAATCAAGGCGAAAATGCTCAATACGATGCAAAGATTGAAGAGTCAGAAACAATACCTACTTTAGTCGCTAGAGGTCCTCACGCTGTATTTCCAGTTGCCGTTGATATGTACAATATGAGCATCAACGAGCAGACTTCTCAAACTCTTTCATCCTCCGCTTCAGATATCAATCACACAGGTGGTACAATTCAGAACGCAAGAGTTCGTAGACTAACTCCTGTGGAGTGCGAAAGACTGCAAGGATTTCCAGACAACTTTACAAATATTCCATATAGAAAAAAGGAAGAGTCTCCAGATGGCCCAAGATACAAAGCATTGGGCAACTCAATGGCTGTTCCTGTGATGGCGTGGATTGGAAAGAGAATTCAAGAAGTAAGTGAACTAATTAATGAACAGAACAATGTCAACAAAAAGTAAAAAATTATTTATATTCTTGTTAGCGGTTGTAATAACTTGCCTAGCGTTAAGTTGCGACATAAGCACTTACCATCCACTAAAGAAAGAAGACTACCAAATGTTTAAAGTTGTTAAGATACCCGAGGATACAGTTTGGGTAGACCCAACAACTGTAGGAACAACAACAGACCCTGAATATTAAACACTATGAATAAATTTCTAATGGCGGCTGTGATCATAACAGCGATAATAGTATTTCTCTCCTACTTTGGAGGTGATGATAACCAAACTGGATTTCAATCATGACGATTAAACTAAACGAATCTGAAGTTCACTTTTTGAGAACACTTGCCTCCACAAGATCATTCTTCAGTAGAAAGAAAAATGTGGTGGATCAAAAGTTTGCCTCGGACAAGTCGGGGTTTGAAATAGACTTTGACGGATGTCTTTCGGAGTATGCCTTCTGCAAGTGGCACAACATCCATTTCAGTTTGTCTTTTGGAGATGATACGGCAGGTCAACCAGACTGCGTGTATAAGAATTTGACAATAGACATCAAAAGCACTCGCCTTCCAAAAGGGCGTATGATTGTTAAGTTAAACTCTCAACCGATGGATATGTACGTCCTTGCCATAGTGGAAGATGACTACACTATCCGATTCGCTGGATACTCACGCTCAGAAGATGTAAAAAAAGAAGAGAATATTCGTAACCTTGGAACAGGAGATTCGTATGTACTAGAACAAGATCAACTATTAAGATTTAAAGAAAATGCACACAAAAAAAATTAAGAAGACATTCTTCCACGATCAGGAGGAAGGGAAATTTATGGAAGTCTCTGAATGGGCCAATGGCGCAGGAGTGGATGTTGCTATAACCGATGATAAGGGCAGACAATTGATTCCTCTCTCCTATAGAGACGCAAAGAACCTACGAAGATTAATCCGACATATCCTAAGACCAAATGTTGATTAGAGGCTACTATATCGAGGCTTTGGAGGTCCTAACCAATAGCGGAAACATAAACTTCTTCGACCTAACTCCAACAGAACAATTGGTAAGAACTATGTTCGACATTCGAGATGTGATGTCTATACGTCAAGTGGACGAGTTGGTTCCGGAATACGCTGTAATAGAAATAGGCATGGGAAACCCACGCCTATTCAAATTACCTTACGAATCAATTAAGTCTATCTTTATGAACCGAGATTCTATCTAGTCCACTCCTTAGGGCCACGACAAGACTTCGGGATTATACTAATACCTTTCTTTGTTTTAGGTGTATTAGTAGACATATTTTTCTTACCGCCCTTATCTGGTTTAACTCTATCTCTCCAATCTTTTTGCTTGGGAGTTTCATTGGCAGGAACTCCTTTGTAAGAAATGGTTTTTACAGACTTGTCAACCTTTTGCTTTTTAATCCCCTCGTTAAGACTTTTATTTAAAGCTTTCTCTTCTCTTCGAGCCTGTCTCTTTTCTTGACGAGGGTTTTTATCTGTAGACATTCCTGTAATAGGGTTAGTTTTAGAAGTGGTGTACATTTTAGCCATAATTTTATTGTTTTTTATTTCCGTATAATGTTTTTCCTGTTGCAGCTATAGGATTAATATCTTCTTGGTAAATTTTTTCCCTTATACGCCTTTGCAGCTTTTTCTTCTAACGGAACATTTTTTTTGATTCTACTAACATTATTAGGGTCTTCCATGTAAGTTCTTACAGTAGTTTTCTTTCTGTTAGTTTTTGGATTATCATCCCAATTTTTAGTTCTTCCTGCTGATCCAGTATACTTTGTTTTATTGGTAACGTCAATAGAATCATTTTTTCTATTCACCTTTATCTTACTAGTCGAAACTCTTTTACCAATATCCACTTTTTCAAAACGCTTAGTACCTGTAAATGGGTTTCTAATTTGAGTTGTACCCTTTAAATTAGTCTTGACTTTTTTCTTGGCAACAAAGTCACCTGTAACTTCACGAGTTTTAGTGGTTGGAGTTTTTGTAATCTTTACATCACGCCCTAATAAATTTTTTCTTGTGATAATTTTAGCCATTATTAAAACCTCTTAGGTTGGTTAGTTCCTTTGTACATTTTCTTCGCACTCTCTCTAACTGAAAGTTTGTTTTTAGTTTCTTTTGCTTTCTTAGGGTCTACACCAAAAGCTTTAGAAGTAGTCTTTTTTCTACTTGTCTCAGGATTTACATCAAGCATACGCTTTCTACCTGCCGCACCTGTATATTTAGTCTTGTTGATAACATCAACCATCTGCTCTCTTGGAGAAATTACCATTTTACTTGAAGTAATTTTCTTACCTCCAGTCTTTAAATTTTTAGACACTGTAGTTTTTGCTACGCGATTTCCAGTGACTTCACGAGTTTTCTCATTACCTGAACGAGTAATTTTAACATCACGACCTAAAAGGTTCTTGCGTGTTTTTACTAATGGTTGTTTCATTTTTTTTATTTTTAGTATGCGTTATTAGTTGATTGGATAATTCTATAAACATCAACCTGAGAATGAAGGCGACCTACATTAGCTCCTGCCGCGTTCATTATATCTCTATTGGATTCATAACATATAAAACTGTCATTGTTTTGCCAGTCAGGGTCATATGGGAAATATTCTGAACAATAAGCTTCAGTATCTGTGTCCAATCCCTTATTAGCCAAACTTACTTGATTTAAAGTTGGTGTTGTATTAGGAATACTCGCTGTAACTCCTTGAACAATTTCAGTTTTAACGTATTGCAACTTGTAAAAATTGTATTCCTCGTATCCCCCACCATTTGGGATTCTTACAACATTCTGAGTATCTTCTAATTCTTTTGTACCTATAATCATCGCTTTAAATATTTACACAAATATACTATTTTTTTATTAACAATTCCATTTTCTTAACGAAAGTGCCTTTCTTGTTGGGCGGCCTTTTTCGTCCTTCATTGGACCCGGCATACCTGACATTCTCGCGCAAAAACTTTTTCTTCTCTTCGCGTCTTTACTTCCTGGTTTTAGTTTAGATGGTTTGGTAGTTACAGCGGTCTGCAACTTTGATCCAGGATTAGCCTTTCTATAAGAAGCGACTCCTTTTGCATTGAGTCCACCTTTTGGGTCCTTACCCTCCTTTCGAGTCCATGCTGGTGTCTTAGCCATTAGCTTTATTTTTTTGCCGCTTTTCTATATTCATTACCTATTCCAAGAGCCATAAGCCCATTTTGAGCAGCAACAGCAACTCTTTTTGGTAACTGCTTTGCTTTATATATCCTTGTTTTATTCAAAGGATTTCTTTCTATTTTTGTACCCTTCATGGTATTAGTTCTTTCTAGGTCCATTACTGTACTATTGTTTTTTGCTGCCTTTTCAAGTTCTTTTTTCTTTGTACGGAAAGCATCTGTTGTTTTTTTAACCTCTATATCTTTTTTAGTTACTAATACTCTTTGGTTAGGATTAGATGATGGTGTGTATTTTCCACCTTTTCTTTTTATAAAGTTATCTAAGTTTTTTGTTTTCACAGCCTTTACATCACCCTTTGATTTGAATATTCCTTTGTATCCAAGAGGGGCTTCAGTTGTGCTTCCACTTTTTACAACAACAGTTCTTTTTGGAGAAATAGATCGAGTCTTAACCACTTCCTTTCGAGTAGTAGTTGTACCCCTTTTATCATTTCTTTCAGTTGTAATATTTGTCTGTTTATCTTTAACTTGTCCAAAAATGTTTCTTCTACCTCTGTAGTCTCCATTAGGATTTGAAGCTTTCTTTTTTCTGTCAGTATTTGTTGCCATTACTTTTTCTTTTTAGTTTTAGAGTTGATAATTTTTTTCTGCATTTCCATTGCGGCAGTAGGAGCCTTTGGTTTTGCGCCAGTCTTTTTATTTTGAGCTGCCTTGGCTCTCAAATTATCCCAAAGTCCTCTTGGAGACACGCTACCATCCTTTCTTTTAAGCATCTGTTTTTTCATCGCCCTTGACCTCTATATGATTTAACATAGTTTTTAGAGTTCTTTGAGCAAGAACACTTTGTCTTTGCGATTACACCAGGTCTGCGGACCTTCGGTTTCTTCTTAAATGTGCTAGTTGACTGAACCTTTGCCATATTATATTTTTTGCTAAACAAAGATATGTAAATAAGTTTCTCTCCGTATATTTGTATAACCAAAATTTATAGTCATGAGCGAACTACTTTTTCTTAAATCTCAACTTAAAGCCTTTCATCCCGAGTGGACTAACGAGCAAATTGAAATGGAGGCTATTAGAATAAATAACGAGGCACACTCTATCGAGGACGATGACGAAGGGTGCTTATACTGTGGGTCATGAAAAAGCCGAAATATAAATGCCCTGTCTGTGGCTACTACAACGCTCACCAACTTGGATGTCCCGAGATAGACAAGAAGATAAAGTTATGTGACATTGTCAACGACTACAAAGCCGCGAAAGAAAGTGGAGAGGAGTACAAACTTCCTCCAAATCTATAATCCGTATTGTTGAAAACTTACTAATCATTACTCCAACAACTTTTGTATATTTGTGAAAATAATAAACAAAATGCAAAGATTAAAAGTAACAAACGAGACAGTACAGGAGTTTGCTCTCTCATGCCATAAACTATTAACCGAGTTGTTGGCGCTTAACATGGAGTTGAGCAACGAAGAAATTCTCGAGTCTTTTGAAGGATTAACTAAAGATCTAACTTCTGTAGCAAACGATGCTCTCAACGCAATGAGAAATGATCCGGAGTTCCAACAAGAGTCTGTTGCTTTTCTAAACGCTTTACAATTAGGGGCATCCAATGAAGATAGTGAAGCAGCTGGTGTATGAGCGAATGCTCCGCAAGACCTTTAGCGAGGATCTCTCCGATGAGTTAAAGTTAGAGGTCTTGACTTGGGTACTCTCTCAAATGAATAAGAAGGAAAAATAAAAGGAATGACACCGAAAGTTAAGGCAAAAGAACTAGTCGATAGCTTCATGAATTTGAAGCCGCCTAAACTATCCGACTACTCTCAAATATACCTCCCTACAGCAAAGCTATGTGCTTTAAAAGTAGTAGACGAAATTGTCAAGGAGGTTCTAGAATTTCAATACGATGAAACAACTGCTCCACACAGAATCTACTGGAGGAAGGTGGAGTTAGAAATAAAGAAGTTATGACACCAAAGGAAAAAGCGAAGAGTCTAGTCGACAAGTATTGGATCTATCTACGAGCAGGACTTCTTTACGATGAGGAGGCTAAAGACGATGCGAAGCATTGCGCTTTAATAGCAGTAGATGAGATTATTAATACAAGAATGTCGGGTGTTGAATTTTTCTACTATTGGCAAGAGGTAAAAGTAGAACTTGAAAAGCTATGAGCAAAGTGACAATAGAATTTGACCGGGTAGAAGAGGCAGATGATCTTCGTAATGCATTAGACGGATGGAAATACAAAATGTTCATCTGGGAACTCGACCAAAAACTCCGTAGCGTACATAAATACGGAAACGCCCTCGAAGGATCAGGAGAAGCCACTTCAGAAGAAATGGATGTGTGCTATAAGATAAGAGAGTATATTCGCCAGGAACTACAGGACAGCAACTTAACAATAGAATAGAATGAGTAAGAAAATTAAATTAGAATGTAAATTTGGATTCGACTCATGTGCCAATAAGCAAAAGGAGATGTGCGAACAATGTGATGAGGGCGATAACTATGAAATTGAAGAAAAAACTAAACAACAACGGAGGTAACAATGGCGGACATAAGTAAATGCGAGGGGACAATTTGTCCCCATAAAGAAAAATGCTACCGATTTACAGCACCTGCTGATGAGTACCGTCAGGCGTATCTTGCAAAGCCGCCAATCAAGGCAGACGGAACCTGCGATATGTTCTGGGGAAAGACACAGACAGACATCCTCTCCCAACTCAAGGAGATTGTCAAGGGGAACTCGTAACAAAAACATAGGTAAAAATGTTACGAGCTAAATCACATTATATGAGTGATTTTCAGGACCATGTATAGCCGTGGAGGCTTTTTTGTATTAGAATCCATACAAAAGCATGGTTTAATAGTCATTTACTCTCCATAGACCAATTCTGCATATTTAAATGAGCTAGATGTTATTTATAACACCTGTCCGATATAAGCGGACAACCAACAATAGACAGTAGACAACATCTGCTGGCAAATGTTTGATCGTGGAAAATAATCCCCAGAATCAGCCTTTAGTGGAAAATAATCAACGCTAATTCGGAATATAGCCGAGTTACTGCATGAATTTTTCCAAAAACATCATGCACCATTTAGTCGATTCCAACAAGATGGTTAGTAGATGTAACCAACTGATTTTTTTTGCCTAGTAAAGCAAGATTTGTATATTTGTGTATTATTAATAATAAATACAAAACCATGGCAATTAGAAAAGAACCGGGGCAAGGACTCATCTCCAAAATAAGAAGCAATAGAGTCGCAAACGCTAATAAGGCTCAGATGAGTTCTAAACTCGAAAGGACTTATCAAAGCTCTCCAACAGAGGGTCGTAAAGTAGGTTTTTCAAAAGAAACTACCTACAAAGAGAAAAACGCTCTAGGTAAGCCAGTAACTAGAGAAAGAAGTGTTAAGCCAACAGCTAATGTCCCAACAGTTAGTGATGGTTTTTCTGTAAAAAAGAAAAGAACTACTACAGGTAAAAATGGCGTGGGTTCAAAAGTGAGATTTACAGAGAAGAAATATGACGCTTCTGGTAAACTTGTTGGAAGAAGTCGCGTTAAATACAAAACAGATGCTTCGGGCGTAATTAGTAAAGGAAAAAGTGTATACAGAGAAAAAGGAGGAACTGTTCTCAAGAAAAAGAATAATGAAATAATTAAGGCTACAGGAAGATTCGCCCCTAAAACTAAAAAATAATATAAAAAAATGGCCATTAAGAAAACAGCAAAGATGAGTGCAGCACCCAAGAAGCCAACTCAAAAACCTAACCCATACACCACAAAACCAAGTGTAAGCAAAACAACATACACAAGAAGCGGTGTTACCTTTGTAAAGAATCCTGACGGAACATTCTCAAAAAAGACTAAATAAAAAAAAATACTTCGCAATGAATAAGCCTCGCAAGAGGCTTTTTTTTATATTTTTACAACATGAAAGCAAAAGACTACTTCAACCCAGACCCAAAGAAACCTCGCACCAAGGATGGACTCATCGTCTCTCGCAAGGTTAAGGCACTCCGAGACATGAGAAAAGGGGTTACTCCTATGAAAAATGCAGAGGGACCCTCCTCAACCGTACTCCTCTCCTCTGGAGAAACAGGAAACAAAAAGAGACCATACGAGGTTCACCCAACCGTTTTCCCTAACAATGGAGGTAAGACGTGGACCAACCTCGAAGACAAACCTCAACAAGCATACGATGAGGCACTAAAGAGAGGAGAAGTAGTCGGCTTCAAGTCAGCCAAGAGAGCAGAGAAGTTCGCATACGGAAAGAAGTGGAAGGAAGGTTATGCTAAAAAGGACGCTAACGAGGCATATCGAAAGGATAAAAAGGCTGGTAAGCTCTACACCCAGTCCGAACAGTTCAAAGCCGACAAGCAGAGAATCAAACAAAGCAGAAAAAAGAAATAACCCTAGAGATAGGGTTTTTTTATGCCCTCTCATTTTTTTACCGCCAAAATTTTTTTTCACCCTGGTCCCCAAAACAGGATCAGCATTATGCAAGAAACGCATTTTGCGACACCACCCCCCCCATTCCAAAAATTACAAACCCAGCAAAATCAGGATACTCACCGATGGACAAACCGCATTTCGACCCATATTATTATAATCTTTAGAATAGATTTCGTATCTTTATATAGTCACAAAAAGGGGATCAGGGGAACAAAATACCCAATCCAAAACAAAAAGGGGGCGAGATGTTAGAGGAAGGGGGTTTACCAACCAAGATCCCACCACCGGGCCGATCAGGAGATCAGGTCTTCCGAACCCACCCCCCAGGCGAAACCGTTTCGCTACGGCTCTCAACCTTCTCGTCTCTTCCTCGTCTCGCTTCCATACGCTAGGCAATAAGCAACGAAAATCGCATCGTGATGGTTTACTATGGTCAGCATATTACAACGTCTCTATTGCCGTCACAAATCGCGTAAGGTCAGCAGTAATGCCCCAATAAACTATGTGAATAACTTTGTTCGTAACTATTCAGCAAACCTATTGCACATTCACTACGGATTTCGTAAGGCATACATCCGCATCCATTGTTAGTAACTATGTTCGTAACTCTATAAAGGTTAATGTCGAACGAACCACAATGTTTCGTAGCAAACCTATTCAGCGTTCAAGCACTAATTCAATAGGCAATTCAAAATCGCATACAAATCGAATCCATTTGCAAGGAAATTATGGTGCATCCTAAATCATTTTCGGGTGCTTTATTATAGTCTATTTTCCTCTGAAACACACAAAAACAGTCAAAATGTATACGTTTTTTTGTGGGTTAAAATGCTAATTTCCAGGCTATTACGTTAGGATTCCAAGAATGATGAAATTTGTTGCAATTATGTGATTTTTAGGTGAAAATAATTTTCATCTTTGTATCCGATTCCAACGGGAATTATGAAAATTGAAAGATTGGTTTTGCTCCGCAACTGAATTGTTATAAGCGCATACATATGGGAATATCTATAGCGTGAATTATAGAGAGCATTATTCAACCTAATATGAATAGTAAGAGGAGTAACCAACAACCTTGAGTACTAGAGTAATTGAAACGAACGGAGTAAAATCTTAATAGAGGGGATGAAATAGTAAAGTTGGGACGCATAAACGGAGAAGCGTATAAAGGCCGAAGTTCTTTGACATCTTGAATTGAATCGCATCAGCGAGAACGAAGGGAATCACATATGTACTATATGCCTTTCTGCTTGTTATACTAAAACATTCTAGAATGCTTGGAGAGATGTTCGCATCTGATGGTTCGAGTCCATCCATTCTGCTATACTTAATACATAAAACAAAATGAAAAAATCAATTGCCTTCGAAACATTCTTATTCGCTTGTATGCTAGTAAGTACTATTGTAATCTTAATCTCTATTGTTGAGAGAGATGTTAACTTATGTGAATTCGCATTCTTTACCTTCCTCTTATCTGCTATTTCGCTTATCGTTAAACTGAAGAAATAACAACGAGAGACGTAGCAAAGACAATCAAAAATTTCAAAATGCGCTATTCCTGGGGAATGCGTAAACACTAACTATTTAACAAATTAAGACAATGAAAAAAGCAGTATTTTCAATTGACGGAGGAAACGTAGACTTCACCTTCGTAGGTTATAGTTCTAATATGTATTGGAACGGATGGTCAGTACCATACTTCAGCGAGACAACGATTAAGAAGTTGTTCGAGCAAGAGTGGATGTTCCAAAACGAAGAGTCTGAATCAATCCTATCTTTCGAGGATGGTGTGTTGTATGAGACTTGCGATGGTGAGAAGGTTGTTGTGAGTAGTGGTGTTTACTTCGAAGTTGATGGTGAGAAGTACTACGCATTCGATTGCGGATGGTGTTGGGGAGAAGTGACTTCCCTTGGTCAACTTGCTGAACTCTGCGAAGCGTTCGACAATAGCAACGGAGAGTGGGAGTATGCAAGAGAGGAAGAGCGAGAGTACTTCATTGAGACAATAGAATTTCATTCACTAAACAAATAATAAAAACGATGAGCAATTCAAAGATGCCGTATAAGTGCGGACAAAATGTTCGAATGAACGAACAAACATATCTCTTCCTAGGGTATACTGACAACGATTGTAAGAGAGGAATCGTTGCAGATAAATACGGAAACAAAGTAGAAGTTGAAATCAGTAAATTAAGTAAAAAATAATCCAATAAATTTTAAGACAATGAAAGATTTAAGAATCCCTATGCTGACTCAAAATGCTTCAGCGCAAGACATCATCAACTACCTTAATTGGTTAGGAGAATCAGACTTTTGTTATCACATAGACGATTGTCCTACTGACATCATTTTTGAGACGGAAGTTAGCGAGGAATATGTTAACCTACTGAAATGGAATTCAGATGTAATGTGGAATCACCAATGTGAAGACATTAACGGATTTCTTTGGAGCAATTACAATCCGTCGTGGAACAATGTTGAAGAGGAAGTTGTTCAGCAAGTTGTTGAGGAGATTGTTGAGGAGATTGCTGAAGTAGTTGTTGAAGAGATTGCAAAGGAAGTAAAGATGGTACACCTATCTAATGACCTTGGAATCAACAAGCAAGTCATCAAGAGAAATCTGAAGGACTTGAACGATTGGATGTCTCCTTCAGAATTTACTGAGAGAGGATTAGACTTGCCGTTCGAATGGATTAATCGCAGAACACAAGTCTACTCAGTTGAGGAAGCGAGTATCTTAATTGAAGAATACTTGACATCTCACGATGAATGCGTGATGGAAAATCCCGAAGACTTCTCTTCAATAGAAGTTTATACTGCAACAGCAAAAGAGAATCGTCTGAATAAAGCAATAGAAATTCTTTCAAAAATTTAAAATACACAAAGGCTGGAAATTATGAAAAGCACAATGAAATTAGAGAAATCCATCTTCATTTTTGATGGTCACAACGGAACTTATATCCCACAATTGTTTGCAGAGGAGATGATACATCCTTCGTGCCTATATGAATTCAATACGGAGAGAGGAGATGCCTTGTTAACTGAGATGTTGAATGACCTAATCCAAGGGAGAGACAACGAATACTATTGGGACAATTGGAATACTATCATCTCTCACTACAACGAGATGCGTAAGATTGGAACGAACGAACTATTCTACCTAACGCAAGGAGAGGATGGTGACCTTTGGTTAGTTCACGAGGATGAACTTGAGGAATGGAATGAGTACGAAAGCGGAGAGCAGAAAGACTACAACCAATTCGTGCTTGTTGTAAGCGAAGTAGAAGAGCAATTAGGTAATTACTATTGCTACATCGAAGATTGGAAAGGAGATGTTGTTTGGGAATGCGACGATGAGGGAGTTGCCGATTTTAAATCTGACGGTACTCTGGTCAACCTTCCGCACGAAGACCTTGACCTTTTACTCACCTACCTACGCTCTATAGATAGACTTGGAGCAGAATCAAAATTAAGACTTAGTAATTCAATCCTTTAATCCCTTTTAAGAAAATGAAGACAACACATCAAGACAACGTAACAAATGCTATACAAGACATTTGTTCAACCATCAATCGAAGAATCTTGCGTATGGATTTTCAGCAAGAGAAATCAATTCGAGAATATCTTGAGAACGAATTCGACAACTATCAAAGAGACTGCGAACAATTTATGCTCTACACTTTAGAAGTGAGAGACATTGCAGACATCCTCGAAGTAAACGAGACTTGCATATTAGACATTCTTGTGGATCTCGGATTTGCAACTTACGAAGAGGAAGAGAACTAATCAAAATCAAAATCAATAATTAAAACTTAAAGACAAGTGAAAAACACAAACTTAAATTCAGCCAACACTGGCGCAGACCAAATGGTTAACGGATACACTAACCTAGAAACCTTCACAATGATTGTATACATTCACAATAGCGGATGGATGGACGAAGCATTCGAGAACATTCGTCAGTATAACAATCCTCTTCGATTAGGTGTTCTATTTACTGAATTAGTATTCAAGAGCGACAACAATAGTGTGAAAGATTCATTTGGTAGAATTGCCTTCAGCAACATCAATTGGTTTGAGATATTCGAGAATCTGAAAGATATAATGCCGAAGGTAAGATTCGAAGTAGGAGACTATCTAATGATTGTTGACGGTGATGACTTATTTGAAAATAATTATGACTTGAAAGGAAAGGTACTTGTCTTCGATTCGTACGATGGAAACGAGGAAGGTGCAATAGATGTTACTGACTATAGTGGAGAAGATGTAAAACACTACCAATTATTCGAACATCGTTTCGTCAAGGTAACGCATGAATGGAGACTTGTTCAAGAATCTGACCGATGGATATCTGAATGGAGAAACGAGAACAACGAGATTGTAGGAGTAGACTACTTTCAAGGATATGATTCTTTCGATGCCTTGCAAGAGGAATTCTTCCTACCTAATGTTGAACTTACTGAAAAAGTATTGGCGAAGCAGATGTCTGTTGACGATGCAATTTGGTCAGTCCTTCACGAAGAGAATATCAGTAAGGAAGAATGTTTAGAAAGACTTGCTTTGGCTAACACACAAGCGAAAATCTTATTTGACCAATTGCGTGAATTGGGTGACGGTGCAGATACATTGGTTGAGGAATTGTCTCACGCACACAACATCAAATTGTTGACGGATGTATCTTCTGACGAATGGAAATACCGAGACTAATATGAAAGCAATAGAACTGAACACAAACGAAATCGGGAGGATACAAGTTATCCTCTCCGATTATTTAAATGAGACAAAGCCTGGTCACATTGAATTGGATAGAGACTTCGTGTTGGATGACAAGACATTCGTCATCATTTGGATTGACGGATATTACTCCAAAGACGAGTCATTCAGATACGGACAAATGAGAGAGAGTGTTGAATTCGAATGCGAGACATTTTATGTCTTCAAAGACGATGTTGAGCATCCACAAGACTGCTCTTTACTATCATTCTCTGATAACGAGACTTATTCAGATTTAGGAAACGGTAATTACATTTAATCAATCAAATCAAATCAATAAAATCAAAAAGTTATGTTGACGAAACAACAAAAACAAATCATTTCGGATATGTCATATTCATTCGCTAAAGTGAACGAGCAGTTCAACACATCAAAATCTTTTAATCTAATCAATGCAGACGAATTGCATATGCTGAATAGAAAGAAGATAGAATTCGCAGAGAATGTCAAAATTGCAAGAGAGAACTGGTACAAATTAGCCGAAGCAGAAGTGTATCGAATCATCTCTTTGTTGAAGGAAGACTTGCCTAACGCAGTAATTCAAAAGCAAGGAAAAGAAAATCGCAAATACGAAGGAAATTCTATTTTGATAGGTAGAAGAGAAAGTGATTTAATTGGTCATCACGAAAGCCGTATAACTATTGATGTAGTGAGACTTTCGGAAACATCAATGGAAGATGAATACGGAAATTGGGATAATATTCCTATGGGATTAGCATATAAATATTGTGGAAATGAGGAAAGATTTAGCGACATTCAATCCCTATGTTCATCAAAAGGATTTATCACACAAGTAAGAAACAAAGTTCTATAATAATTTAATAATCAGAAAAAATGGAAAAATTTAGAATCACTAGACATTCTTGTATCACTACACTAGACTCTTATGAGCAAGGCGAACTTCAAGAAGTCAATGCACATTCAATTGAGCGACACGAGGAATTCGATTCGATGGAGCAGCTTTTTGAACATCTTAATGCCCATATTGGAGCAGACTATGACCAAGACGATTTCGAGATTACTGAAGAAGCAATCTATACGGATGTCCTCTGCAAATATGTAAACGGTTTTTACTTCAGAGCATCCATTCAAGAAATCGCTCTTTGGAGACAAGGTCTAATTGACCTTTACAATCGTCACCACATTTTCTATGTGGAGAGAATCATCAAGTTAAAGTTCACGAAGGAAGACGATAAAGAATCTCTCTTCGCAATCCTAGGTAACGCATTAAATCCAAACATCTAAAAAGTAAAACAATGAAAGTATATTATTTATTCGGAGAAGAAGTAGTTATGCATATGTCGGATAACGAAATCACAACTACTATTGAAATGTTGTCCAACGGAGAAGGTGCTTTGTACGTCCACGATTCATCTGCACATCCAAACGCATTGTTGGATGAAGCACAAGGATGGGCAGACTATATGGAGCTTACCTTGGAGCAATACGATATGCTGAAGGGAGTGAAAAGAAAGTGGGCGAGAAAAGACTCTGCAACTGGGAAGGGAATGAACAAAGGCTTTTGCTGTTTTGATGGGGACTTTTATTTCGAGAATCAATCTGACTTGATTAAATGGTTGAGAGATAGAAATGTTGACGAGTACAAAGAACTATCTGATGAATTCCTTCTAGATGAAGCATATGCCCAAGAAGAGTATTACTTTACTGAATGGGATATTGAAGATAGTGATTACTACTACGAAGAACAAGCGGATGGAACATTAATAGAAATCAATAAATGAGAAAGACAATTGATATCATTCTGACGGTACTAGGTGTACTTTGTCTAATTATGTTTTTCGTGTCCTATGTGTCGGATTCAACACCACTAATGTTAGGCACGATGACTATACTACCTATAGTCTATCTGATAGGTAACCTGCAATAATCTATACGGAAAATCTTAAAAGGATGTTGTTAATTCAGCATCCTTTTTTTTTGTGCCTAATTTTCAGAGGGTTAGAGCTTGTTTGCGTGGATCTTGGAACACCTGATCTACTTTTAGCCTGATCGCCCGGCGTTTTCAAAAAATTTACTATCACCTTCTCCAACAAGTAAGACGGTGCGGAGTTTTGATTTTGCTGACTTTTATAGTACATTTGGTTTGGAAAAACTTCTCGCACACATTTTACATCATAACAATAGTTTGAATACCATTCAAGAACATAAGCCGCAGAAAAAGGTTGTTGGAGATTCTCTATTAATGTCCTTTATTAAGGTTTGCCGTTCTCACGCAGATGTGTTAAACATGGCTTATATCAACCATATGTGTGGTAATGGACAGCGTTGGATGAGCGACATTGTGGGTAGAAAGAAGCCTATCAGAGACCAGGAGAAGGTCATAAAGGTCATCAATTCCATCCTCCAATATTGTGACGAGGTAGAGGAAATGAGAGAGAAAATTGAACGCCTAAAGCATGAAATCGAAGCACAAGTATAGAGCGAATTGGCTCACCTATTTTGCCGAGAAGGACATCAATCCGAGGAATGCACTAAAGATATTCCGACCAGAGTTTGATCAGGCAAAGGTCAAGAGGATGATGTCTTTGTTTCATGGAAGGATGATTTTCGAGGAGCAAGACCTAGTCGATTGGAAGAACATAAAGTCATCTATAGAGAGAACGGACACAAGAAACAATGGCAAAATCTTTTCGTAGTCAGAAGTATTTAAAGAGGGCAGACACATACCTCGTCCTTGATACCATGCATAAGAGGGTGAACAAGATGTGCATCTCTCTGGGCATTCCACAAGATCCAAAGTCATATGTATACTTCGACCTCGCTCTTTTGAGCATTCCCCAGGGCGAGAGGAGGAAGATTCTCAAGCAGATATTCAGTAAGTGGGGGACGGATATAAAACTAGAACACGAACCTTACTTATTAACATTAGAAAAATTTACAAAAAAAGTTTTGGAAGGTTTCGAATAATGTGTTACATTCGCAAAACATTAATAAAGAAAACTTATAATTATGTCAAACATAACAATTTCACCAAAGACGGTTATGCCGTTCATCGAACCTCGCAGAGAGGAAATGATTAAACTGATGGGAGGAGAAGAAGTCCTCATGAGAGAGATGTCTTTCGCCATCCAAGCTGCTAACAACAACCAAGTGTTAGCGAATTCTAACCCACAATCAGTTGCAATGGCTGTGTACAATTGTGCATTGACCAAGTTGTCTCTGAACCCTGTGATGAACTTGGCTTACCTCGTTCCTTTCAAGGGCAACGCTAAACTAATGCCAGGCTACCAAGGGATGATTAAACTTATCTCTGATACCGGTATCATCAAGTCGGTGTCTTCGGGAGTAGTTTACCGAGGAGATGACTTCGACATCGTGCAGGGTACATCACCTCGCATCAACCACAAGCCGAAGGGAGAGACCTTCAAGGTTGATGACATCATTGCTGTGTACGCAATCTTCGTGTTGCATAACGATGAGACCTTGTTCGAGGTTATGTGGAAGCCACAAATCGATGCTATCAAGAATCGTTCAGAGACTGGTCGCAAAGATGTTGGGCCTTGGTCTACTGACTATGCGGAAATGGCTCGTAAGACCGTTGTGAAGAGAGGTTGGAAGTCTATCCCAAAGTCTTCGTTTGCCTTGGATAAGATTGAGAAGGTTAACACCGCTATCTCTATTGACAACGAGGAGTACAAGACCGTTGAGTATGTGAAGATGAGCGAGGAGCAAGTTGACCGCTTACTTGAGAAGACTACCAATGTGGTAGAACTTGAGACTGCCCTATCTGATGAGTCAGTAATGATTGATCCGGAGCAGAAGAAAGAGATCATTGAGAAGGCTCGTAAGAAAGTTAAAGGAGGGGACAATGAATAATCTATTAAACGAAATCCTAAAGGAACAAGCACAAGCGTCAAATCAACGCTCACAGGCTTGGTTTAACGCTCGTGTTGGTAAGTTCACCGCATCAGAGATATACAAACTAATGACGCAACCTCAAACAAAGGCAGCGAGAGAGAACGGAGAGTTATCTGAAACAACCAAGTCATATATTATGTCTAAGGTTGCCGAGGAAATGACTGGCATTGAGCAGACCACTAACTCTGCCGCTACGGATTGGGGTGTAGAACACGAAGCAGAGGCTTGTAATCTATATGCCGAGATGATGGAATCTCGTGTTGACTCTGTAGGGTTCATCCCCTACGGAGACCACGCAGGAGGCTCTCCCGATGGCATCTGCTCACGCTTCGGTGTGATTGAGATTAAGTGTCCATATAACTTCGAGAATCACGTTCAGAACCTTCTCATTGCTGACGAGGATGACCTATTCAAGCAGAGAAAACCTTATTGGTGGCAGTTGCAAATGAATATGATTGTTGCAGGAAAGGAAGAGGGTATGTTCATATCTTACGATCCACGAATGGATGGTAAGAACAAGTTAGCGATAATTCCTGTACATTTACAACCTGATTCAAAAGAAATTTTGGACAATGCTATCGAAATGGCAGTTAAATACAAGCAATTTTTAATCGAAAAGTTAGGCAAAAGATGATTCTAGACGAACACAAAAAACATCAGATAATTGCATCTATGCTACACGCTAATGCATTTGTAAACATCTCCGACCAAATAGGGCCACCCTTTTGGGAGAAGGAGGTGAAGATGAAGGGTAACCAATTCGTTAAAGCTGCCGAGCAGAGATATAAAGTACTAGCCACCGCCCTCTTTGACCTTGAGGGTGGTGACTACTACCTTCGAGCAATGGGTGATGCTGAAGAGTTGATAGAGGAAATCTCTACACTACCCTGGTTTTCTTACTACGATATCGTTCAACTAATTAAAAAATACAAGGATGAAAAGGCTTTGGAAGAGAGAGAGAAAGTTCAAAAAAGAATTGACTCTGAACCCACAGCAGAAGGGTGAGATTTATATCTCACTTGCTGTTTTAATCATTATCTTTATCTACACACAACTCTCATGAAAGACCACCACAAATTTTTAGCACTTGCCATAGGTATATTAACCTTCATTGCCACTATCCACATCCTTAGCGTTAAGGAAATGGAGGACAACAATGACGCTGATGCAATTCTCCGTAATCAAATAGAGGAACAGCAGGAGGTTATAGATGCCAAGCAAGTGGAGATTACCCAACTTCAGCAGACTCTTACAGGTCTGAAGGGAGATGTGGTTGTAATAGATAATAAATCAAAGGAAACTAAAACCAAATACAAAGATGAAAAAAGGTATATTGATTTTGCTACTCCTAGTCAGCAATCAAGTCTTCTCTCAACTAACCTCAACGAGTTCAAGGATCTTGATAAACAAGGATACTTTGACCTGCCTGAAGGATACTGAGATTAAAATCATTAACAAGATAGCGGCATCGGAGAGGTTCTACCACTCTATGTATGACACTCACTTGAGTAAGATTGCTAACCTTGAGAAGCAAATATCCACATTGGATATGATTGCCAATGATTATAAGATTTCTTTCGAGGCTAAGTCAAGTCAATACGAATTATTACAGATGCAGTATAACTTAAAGGCAAAGGAGTACGATGAGTTGGAGAGTTCTTACTGGATTCTTGACACCAAGAAAACTACATGGAAGACTCTAACAATTGTCGGTATACCAGTATCCTTTGTTGGAGGCGTTCTACTTACCGCTAAACTTTTAAACTAATATAAATGAAAACACTAGCAGACAGAATTAAGTTTCTACCTATTGAACAAGACCTTATCAAGTCATCAGCACTTGATCTATCCCACATTGGAACACAAGTTATTGAGGGGAAAGTTATTGAGGTTGGACCAGAGATTGAAGAGGTTAGCCTTGGAGACATTATCCGATTCAATGAAAAGACTCCAGTATACCTTGAGGAGAAGGGTGTGAAGGTTGGCTACATCATGGAATCTGACGTGCTACTTATAATGGGCAATGAGAAGGAAGGTTAGGTATTGGAACGATATCCAAATTGAGGATGGTGCTTGTTATATGTGGAATGGAGAGTACCAAGTTATAACATTCAACAACTCAAAGGTTGGATACTTTCATACTTGGGGAATTGTTTCGGGAGAAACTGTCGCTCTGATTGAAAATTATGAGGGACATATTGAGGCAATTAACCCAACATTTGTTAAATTTACACACGAGAACACAACCACACCTCATTTGTTTGAAGCATTATCCTTCATAGAAGATCAGGAGACGAGAGAGAGGGTTATAAATGTTTTCTTGAATACAAATGAGTACAATAAAGGTTAACATAAAGCCTCTGTCCATAAACAAAGCCTTCCAGGGAAGGAGATTTAAGACAAAGGATTACAATGAATATGAAAAGTCATGCCTATTGATGATGCCCCGGCTACGATTCCCTCAAGGCAAGGTCGCACTTCACATACGGTATGGCTTTTCTAATAAAGCATCAGATGTAGACAACCCAACCAAGTTGGTGTTGGATATTATGCAGAAGAAGTATAAGTTTAATGACAAAGATGTTTACGAGATTCATCTCTACAAACTAATTGTCCCACGAGGAAAAGAGTTTTGGGAGGTTACTATCATCCCTCTCGAATGATTTCTATTTTTACTGTTGAGCGAAGGCGGTTACTTCAAACGTGGAGTGCCGCCTTTTCCGTTTTATGTCTAATTCCTTCATAAAGACTACCTTTAGAGCAGTTTTCACTACTCCATAAAGGCTGTAAATTTTGTAATGAAAAAGCCCTCTTGACATCTTCAATATTTTCTAAATTAAAAGATGCTAATGGCCTTATATGATCTATATGCCACCCTTTTTTACCATAGTTTTCCCATGACATTCCTTCTGTAAACAAAGATGTTATGTGATTTAAAAATTCCTCATGATTATAACATATAACATCATTTACCGAAAATTGTTTTTTGTTTTTTAAACAATCATTCATTCTAACTCTAAGATAATGAATGTGTTTTTTTAGTGGATTTGCCTTTATTTTTTCATACTCCTTTTTTTTATACTCTTTTATTTTTTCAGGAGAAGGTTTTTTCTTAATTGAAAGTCGAGCTTTTTGATTTAGAATTTCTCTGTTTTTATCTCTGTATCTTTTTTTTCTAATCTTTTCTTTTTCTTTAGATTTCGCTAGAAACATTTGATATTCATCAGATTTTAAATACGTTTCTTTTTTTAACCTTCTTTCTTCTTTCAGTTTTTCACTCGTTATATTAATAAAAGTTTCATACTTACGCTTACGGCAACAATCGGCACAAGATGAGGACAATCCGTCTTTCTTTTGAATATCCTTATAAAAATTACCTATTAACGCAGGCAAAGAAGTGCCACATTTAGTACAAATTTTATTTTTTGCTAGATTTCCCATTTTTACCGTTGCGTTTTCTGTTGGCCGAACTATTCTCCAAAACCATTTTTCCTGACTTAGTATGGCTTCTATCTTTTCCCATTTCAGACATTTTCCCATAGGTTCCAGCCTTGCGGTTCTCCTTGTTCAGTTCTGAACGATACTTACGTCTCTCGGGAGTAGAGTGATATTCTTTGTTATAAGCGTCTTTTTTAGCCTTCGCCTTTGGATTGGACTGAAAGTATTTGGCACTCTCTGACTTGCCTTTTTTAGTACCTGCTAATGAATTTCTCATGTAACAAATATAACACTAAATTTGTTACGATGATTATACACGAAATACAACAAGTGCTTTGGGTGGAGACGGAGTTAGGTGATGGAATTGCCTTATTCCTCATGGACTACGGAATGCAAAATAATACTGTGTGGGTGGTAGCCTTGGAGGATACCGGAGAGATAAAACACTTTGACTCAAATCAAATTAGGCTGTGCAAGAACCATACTATAAGCCTTCGCTGTAATAAGCAATCTTGAGCATCTCGTAAAGCTTAAACACATAAGACCACCGGCTATCTTTCTGGAGCAATTTCTCTCTCGACATTGTATGCCAATCTATGTGATATTCCGCGTTGACAAAAATGATATTGGAAGGGTTGAGACGATAGGCAGGAAACGCTCCCTTACCAAGGATGTGGAAGCAGATTGATGGAGAGAACTCCAAGTCTCTTCCTGTTACATAACACTTGTGCTTTCGAGTCTCCCATAGATGTTTGAAAAGATCCATCTCGCCAGTAGCCTTGTACTTCTTCTTCATTGGAGTACGCTTCAAACCCTTAGACTTAGGCTTTGCATCCTCTCTGTAATTCTTACAGAATGTACGGTTAAAATCCGTACAAAAACATTCCTCGGCTTGACACTTCATTGGCGTTTGGTTTTGCTAGAAACACATAAGGAGGATTTCTCCCCCTTATATGAACCTAAATCAATAATCAATAAATCTATGAGAAACAATTGAACATTGCAAATGTACAAAATAATCTTTTGTAATTGCAAATGTTAATAAATTTAATTCTCTTCAATCACCTCTGGGCTGTTAGGGTTCTGCTCCTGAGCAATCTTACTTAGGAAGTTCAGTAGCGGCACTCCAAATTTGGTCGGCATCTCCTGGATAAAAGCTTCAAGCTCTTTTACTTGTGTTTCGTTAAGTGTAATCATAATATTTGTGTTTGTACAAATGTACGATTAAAAACTTAGGATCACAACTCCGATAGCGTTTGCTACGCAAGTTTCCACCCATGTGTTGTCTGTACCCCATTCAGCAAATTCTTCTTCGGTGAGGGTGTAGTTACCATTTGAAAGCACTGTGCCTTCTTCCGTCTTTAACTCGTAGTAGGTAGTGCAAGTTGTTGCAGATGTTTCGAAATTCAGAATGAGTACACTCATTTCTGTTGCTGTTCCTGCATTTAGCGGGAATGTGATTGGTTGAATTTTAGCCATTGTATTTATATTTATTATTATACTGAAGTTATTGTTTCCCACGCTGAAGCACCACGCACGCAAAGTTTATTCAATGTTGTATCGTAAACCACAAGACCTACCGCAGGTGAAGCAATAGCGTTCTTTTGCGTTGTTGTCA